GCCGGGACGTGGAGGGTGCCGACGCCGCCGTACGACTCCGCGAGGCAGCCCTCGAGGACGGCGACACCCTGGGCGATGGAGAGGGGCCCGGCTGCCGGCGTGAGGTCGACAGCCTCCATGGCGAGCTTGGTCCGCCAGAAAGCGGCCTCGAGCGCATGCTGCTCGCCGAGGGCGAGGGTGGCCTCCGCGTGCGCCCTCGCTTCCTCGTACGTCCAGCCGAGCGTCGAGCACTCCGCTCCGGCGTACACGGTGATCGGCGAGGCGTGCTCTGTCGTCGGCCGACAGAACTCCTTCTGTGCCGGGGCGCCCGGGGACTCGTCCCCTGGTGACTCGTCGGCCTCGCAGGGGTCGGGCCAGTCGAGGACCGGGCAGCAGCCGAGGGCCATCCACTCGACGCCGTTGAGCTCGTGGATCCGGTCCTCGGTGACGTCGGTGATGGTCGTGCATGAGGCGCCGAGGATGCCGTGCGGCAGTGGCGTGCCCGGGATGGCCTCGACGTATCTGCGCAGCCCTGCCGGCATGGCGCACCTCCAAGGGAGTTCAGGGGCCGTGCCGGGCCCGCGTCAGGTACACGGGCCCGGCACGACGGTCGGGGAGGTGGGTCAGGCGATGGGGCAGGCGAGGACGGTCTGACCGCCGGTCTCGCCGGTGGGGCAGACCGGGACGGTGACGACGCGGGTGTCGATGCTGCGGTCCACCAGGGCTACGCACTCCTCAGCAAAGAGCGCGGTGTAGTCGTTCGTAACGAACTTTGTTGAATCATGAACTACCCCCAGGTTCACCTCCTCGCCGCGGCCGATCTGGAGGCCACCGGCCGGGTAGATCAGGAAGTTCACGGTGGCGGGCCAGTCGAGGGCCGGGGTCGCGGCGCCGATGTCCGTCGGGACGGCCGGGTTGAGACCGCGCGCCCACTGGATGCGGACACCCAGGGGGCTGAACAGGGCCTGAATGTTCGCGTCGGTGACCTGGTCGACGGTGACGCCGTTGCGACGCGCGAGGTCGGCGAGGAAGAGGTTCCGCGACCACCAGGGGAAAACGACCTCGAGGGCGGTCGTCTCACACAGCGAGTGGCGCTCGATCATGTCGGCGGCCTGGAGCGCGACGGCCGCGTACACGGCCGACAGGGCACCCATCGACGCCGGCACGATGACCGGCGTGGCCAGGTTCAGGGCCTGCTGGAACAGAACCTGCCTGATCCTCATCTCGTGGGCGACCATGGCGTTGCGGAGGTACCAGGCGACGAGCTCCGGGAAGTGGCGCTGCGTCAGGATGCCGGCCTCGAGGCAGACACCGACGGCGTCACAGCGGACCTCGACCGGCGCCGGGCACGGGACCTTGAAGCAGGGCTTTTCGGCGCCGCTGATGTCGTCGGCCTCCGTGTGCACCCACGACATGGCGGCGACGTCGAGGCTCAGCGGCTTGTAGTAGCGCAGGCCACCGCGGGCGAGCTGGATCTCCGGGGCGTCCCACAACATATCCGGGCACGCCGTGTCGGTGAGCTCGTAGATCGTCTCGGACGGGGCACACCAGCCGCCGGACGCCACGAGGTCCTTCTCCGGGAGGCGCCGCTGGCTCGAGGCCTGGAGCGCGACCGTGGTCCCCTCCGGTGCCGACGAGGAGTCGGTGACGATCATGTCTTCCGGGTACGGGTGCCGGTAGCTGATCACCTGTCCGACGCCCCCACCAGCGGTTTTGAGTGCGTTGGCACGGCTGATGATGCCGGCAGTGATGTCCCCGAAGTCCAGCGGGGAGCCGGGGGCGTAGCCCGGCACGTCGACGGCCGCCGTGATCGTCGTGCCCGGGGCCGGGGCCGCCGGGAGGACGTTCGGCTGACGGCGCCGGATACCGGAGAGGTTCAGGGCCGGGCGGGTCGCGACCATCGCGGAGGCGGTCGCCTGTTGCTCCGGCTCCTGGGCGGCGGGCTCGGCAGGCTCGGCGGCCGGGGCGGTCTCCGCGGCGGCGGTGGTCTCTTCGCCGGTCGGCTCGGCCGCGGTGTCGTCGGCGGTGTTGCCACGGACCTGGGCGGCGAGGGCGTCGATCTCGGCGGCGGCCTGGGTGGCGGCCTCGACACGGGCGGCCTGCTCGGTGCGGATGTCCTCGACGCCCTTGGCGAGCGCGCGGAGCTGCTCGATGTCCTTGGGGGTGACGACGCTGCTGGTGCTCTTGCTGTTGAACTCTTTGGTCGCCCCGTCGAGGAGCTCGGTGAGCTCGTCGTCGTTCAGGGCGGCGATGTTCTCGGGGAGTTCGAAGTCGGCCATGGTGGGCGCTCCAGCGGAAAAGAACTTGGAGCCCGGCCTAGCACCAGCGGCGACGTCGCCCGGCCTAGCACACCAGCAGCGACGCCGACCAGCATAGCCAGTCGGCGCCGCGGCGGGGTGGAGTCGTTACCGGGGGGTCAGGTGGCGGCCTTGGCGGCGGCTCCCGCCTTGGCCTTCTCCCGGACCTCGCTGTTGGGGTACCGATTGGCGACGGTGTCGGCGGTCGCCTTGTTAGCGGAGGTGAACACGACCTTCCCGGCCGCGGTCACCACCTCGTACTGCTGGCGCTTGGACTGGCAGGAGCAGGGCATCACTGGTCTCCGTTCTGAGGGGCTGCCGCGACGGGCGGCGAGGGGACGATGGCGGCGGCTGCGACTGCTGCACTGAGCTGCTCGACCTCCGCCTTACGGGCGGCCTGCTGGTCGCTCTCCCGCTGCTGCAGGAGCGTCAGGAGGGCGTCCAGGGTGGCCGGGTCGGCGGTGAGCGCGGCGAGGAGTCCGGACGTGTCCGCGGGCTGTCCGGGCACCGGCTGCCCGGACGTGTCCGCCTGGTGTCCGGGCATGGTGTCCGGGCTGGTCAGGACGGCGGACGCGGACGCGGCCAGGGCGAGGTTGGAGCGCTCGGCGACCGCCGTCGCGAGGAGCGGGGACGAGTGTCCGGGCACGGGTACGGACAGCACGGCGCGGAGCTGCCAACGGGCCCCGGCGCCCTGCTTCATGTGGTAGCTGGGCTGACAGGCGGAGAACACCCGGCGGTCCCACTCCGAGAGCCACGGGGACGCCGCGCCGGAAAACCACATCCCGCGGGCGTTCATGCCGACGGTGACGATGCCGGCCACGGTCCTCGTGTCATCGAACTGGCACGCCGCGCTCTCGCACTCCGCGCCGTCCCTGTGGTGAGGGGCGTTCATGGTGAAGGCACCGGCCTTGACCATGCTGCCGTCGTCGAGCTGGAAGCGGGCGCGCAGGAAGTGGGAGGTGTCGATGTCGCCGAGCGACTCGATCGTCAGCTGCCTGCCCGGGTAACCGGCGTGCGGCTCCCCTGCCTGGGCGACCCAGCCGAAAATCCGGCCGCCGCTGTAGTGCACGCCGCCGCTGCCCGGGGGGAGTTCCTCGTCGGTCGGCTCCTGGAACCAGCCTGCCGGCATCGGGTCGGTGTCGCGCATCGCGGTCCAGGCGGAGGCCTCGAGCTCCGTGAGCTCACCGGTGTCGTCCTCGGCGAGGGTCTCGAGCGGTGCGCCCTCCGGCATCGTCGACGCCCCCACGAACTGGCCGGGTGCCAGGCGGACGAGGGTGCCGGCAGCGACGGCGCGGGACAGGTGGCCGCGGACGGTGTCGGTGCGCAGGCCGAGGGCCTTACCGACCTCACGGGCCCCTACGGCGATCGGGGAGGCCCGGACGTAGGCGACGACCCGGCGGTGCGTGTCAGAGACTCCTGCGGCCGTCTGGACCCCTGCGGCGGCCGTCTCCTCCTCGCCCTCGTCGACGGGGTCAAGGACGATCCGGGCATTGGAGTACGCGGGCATGGCGACGAGGGTCGCGCCGCGCATCCGGGCCCGGGTGATCCGGACGAGGAGGTCGCCCGCGCTCTCCGCGTGGACGACGACGCCGCTGTCCGGGTCGTCGCGGTCACCGGCCGCCGCGGTGAGGAACGTCGTGCCGGCGAACGCTGTGCGCAGGGCCTCGCGGCTGATGTCGCCACCGGGGCCGGTGATGAACTGCACGCTGTGCTGGTTGCGGGCCATGACGCTGCCGGACGCCGTCCATACCGGGGCGCTGCTCGCCGTGAGCATGAGCGCCCCGTCCTCGAGGCGCAGCACGCTCAGCGAGGCCAGCGAGGCGACCAGCCCGTACATCTCGGCGTCCTCTGGGGACATGGTCTTGTCGACGAACTCGATATCGACGTCGTCGAGGTCGACGGAGACGCCCAGGGGCGCCTTCTCGTCGAGGAACTGGATGGCGTCGGCTCCGGCGGCGCGGTCGGCGTAGATGACGCCGCTCCCGGCGATCCGGCCGCCCTGCCGGTCGATGGTCTCGATGGCCCCGGCGAGCTCCGCGCCCTGGTGGCCCATCAGCATCTCGTCGGCGTACTGGAGCGGCCAGGGCCCCCCCTCCCAGAACAGAGCACCAGGTGCGAACACCCGGCCGTCGCCGGTCTCCTCGTCCTCGAAAGCGAGGGCCGTCTCATCAGGGGTGGACCAGGCGCGTGTCTGCATGCCGGCCGCCGTCCTCTCGTCGTCGGTGGTGTCCATGGATTCCTCCGTGGTGCCGAGGGGGATGTCCGTGACCTCGCCCTCGAAGGCGAGGCGGATCCTGTCGAAGGTGATCGGGCCGAGCTGCTCGAGGAGGAGCTCGAGCGGCCACGTCTCGCCGCTGTAGATCGCGCAGACGTGCGGCGACCATGGGGAGTGCTGTACGGGGATGTCCGGGCCGTGCCGGTCCTCGAGGGCGTACGTAGCCGCGTAGTGGGCGGTCTCGAGCGTCGCGGCGTCCTGGGGGCGGTCGCGGTCGTCGCCGACGGCCCACACCCAGCTGGGCGAGTCGCTGCCGGCGTTCCAGTGGTTCGCCCCGAAGGCCTGGGCGGAGATGGGCTCGAGGTCCTGCGCGCGGGACCGGACGAGGTCGATCAGCTCGTTGCGCTGGTCGGTCGACCAGTCGGCGCCCTCGCCGAGGAAGTACAGGGTCAGGTGGAGCTCGTCGGCCGCCTCGCCGCCGTCGATCGCGAGGCGTTCGGCGTCCTCCTCGGTGGGGACGAGCGCGATCATGGCGCCCGTGTAGTGGTCGCCGTCGGCCGCAGCCGTCACAAGGTCGGGCACACCGGGATCCTTCCGTCGATTCTTAGCCGCGCCTCCGGCGGGCGTCTGAGATTCGTAGGCGGCGGTGCGGTCGGCAGTCGCGACGGCCAGGACACAGCGGCAGTTGACGACCAGGGCGGGCGGGGCGGTCGGGTCGAGGGGGGCCGCCATCTCGACCCCGGCGACCGTGAACGGCTCGTCGAGGAGGCGGAGCTGCCCGTTCACGTCGGCGTGCGCGTCCCGGACACGGGT